GTAAAGGTATCACCAGAGTCCGCGTCTGAGGATAACGACGTAATGTAAATTGGCGTCGTTGGGGGAGAGCAGGGTTAATTTTCGTTAACATCGGCATTCTGCTCTCCTCACTTCAGAAAGGAACCGAGGATGAAGCCCAATCAAGTAAAAAGATTCATGGACCTGTTCAGAGGCTACGAGCTTGCGCACGGCCAATACAGAGTTCAGAAGACAGAGGCCGACGGCAAAATGTCAGGTCGAGCAGTAACAGTTAGCGAACCCGCAACCCAACAAAACTTTGAAGCGCATCTCAATGGTGGTGATTATATTCTAGGCATCATCATGTTGCGCCAGAACAATGCGTGCAACTTTGGGGTCATTGATATTGACATCCGAGGCGATGTTAAGCTGAATGAGTCGCTTGAGCAACTTGAAAAGAAGATTGAGAAGACGCCACTCGTTTTATGCAGGAGCAAGTCAGGAGGTGCTCATCTTTACCTTTTTTGTGAACCTGCTATTGCAGCTGTTGACATGGTCGCCAAGCTGAACGAGTTCGCAGCAACATTAGGCTACGGTGGTGCAGAAATTTTCCCCAAGCAAATATCTCGCGCCAATGAACGCGACAGAGGCAACTGGATCAACCTTTGCTATTGGGATGGTGACAAGAGCGAACGCTACGCAATACACAAAGGCAAACCCCAAAGCCTAGAGCAGTTTCTTGACCTAGCTGAAAAGAAGCGCACGACCTATGAGGCTCTTGAAAATTTTAGTCCTGAGCTGACAAATAAGTTTGAGGATGGTCCACCTTGCCTTCAACACATAATGACAATGGGCTTTCCTGAAGGTGGAAGAAACATCTCTTTGTTCAATGTGGGCGTTTATTACCGCAAGAAGAATCCTGACGACTGGCAGGAAGATCTGATGAGGTTCAACTATGAGCACCTGCCTGAGCCTCTCCCATCAGGCGAGGTCAATGGCCTAATTAAATCAGTCTCAAAAAAAGAATACGCATACACCTGCAAGTCAGCACCAATCTGCAACTATTGCGAGAAGTCCAAGTGCATGAAGCGTGAGTTCGGCATTGGTGGGGTTGGTGGAGGCCAATCAATAGAGATTGACGCAATCACGAAATATGAAACTGAGAACCGCTCGTCAGTGCGTTGGTATATTGAGATACAAGGTGAGCGCATTGAAGTCACGACCCAACAGTTGCTTGATCAGCGTCAGCTGCAAAGGCTGTGTATTGAAAAGCTGAACAAATGCCCGAGCACAATGCCTGTTCAAAGGTGGGAGCAACGCATCAACGAGTTGCTGAGCACTGTTGAGGTGATACAAGATCCCGACGATGCATCGCCCCAAGGTCAATTTGAAAAGATGCTTGACAGCTTCTTGACTGGTAAGGTTCAAGCTCGCCATCGTGACGAGATCATGAACGCAAAGCCATGGCACGACTCGGACGAGGAAAAGGTTTACTTCCGCTCAGAGGACTTGTTCATATATCTGGACGCAAGACGTTTCCGCTACCCATCACAACACCAAATTTGGTCTTGGCTCAGAACGCTAGGAGGCGACAGAAAGACTTTCCGCATCAAACAAAAACCAGTTAAAGTATGGTCAGTGCCAGCACCAGAGTTTTACGCAGACGATGATGAGCTGGAGATCCCGAGTGCAGTGACGGAGGAATTTTGATGCATTATATAAAGTTGTATGAAAAGTTTGTTGACTGTGATTTTTGCGGACAGCAGACGCGTGGCAGAGTTTACGACGACGAGCCTGAAAAGGCATTTTGTGGATCTTGTAACAGAGTCATAGTTGAGAAAGGAATAAACAGTGAGAAGAGTGCAAATCATATTAGGTCCACCAGGAACTGGAAAGACCACGACCCTACTGAGGATAGTTGAAGATGCACTCAGCCGAGGCATACCACCCGAGCGCATAGCTTATCTTGCATTCACCCGCAAGGCAGCCAACGAAGCGCAGGAACGCGCCATGGCACAGTTTGGTTTTGACGAGGGGAGATTCCCATACTTCAGAACACTTCACTCTTTGGCTTTCAAAATGTTAGGTCTGCAAAGAGACGAGGTTATGACCAATGCGCACTATCGCAAACTAGGCAAAGCATTGGGGGTTGAATTCAAGGGCATTTACGACGAAGATATAGGTATCCACACTGGAGATGGCCTTGGCGATAAATGCTCAAGAATTGAATCATTGGCACGTGTCGGTCTGCGTTCAGTGCAAGATCAATATCACCTCACCCCAACAAATGATCTGACCCTCCATGCAGTCAAGCAATATCACTCAGCACTCGCAACCTACAAAAGAGAAAACTCGCTCCTCGACTTTACGGACATGCTCCAGAACTACAATGTTACGCTCCCAGTGGACATCTGCATTTTTGACGAGGCGCAAGACTTATCAAGCCTCCAATACCGCATGGCAATATTGGCCTCCCAACAGGCATCTGAAGTCTACATAGCTGGCGACGACGACCAAGCAATCTTTGGTTGGGCTGGTGCTGATGTTAACAAGTTCCTAAATTTAAAAGGCGACAGGCTCGTCTTGCCCCAGAGTTACCGCATCCCTCGTTCAGTTCACCGCATGGCCTCAAATGTTGTCGGTCGCATCAAGCACCGCTACCAAAAGCCATGGTCACCCAAAACCGAGGAAGGCACAGTTGACTGGATAGCTGATGAGCAGCAGATTGATTTTAAGAATGAAGGCACATGGCTCTGCATGACTCGCTCAAAATATCTCTTGAACAGATATCGCCAAGCAGCTCGTCAACAAGGCTTTGCATATTCTTACAATGGTCAGCACTCTCTTGAGTCAGAAGAAACAAAAGCCATCATGAGTTGGGAAAGGCTCCGCAAAGACAAAAAGATCCCTTTACATGAGGCCAAGAATCTCATACAGTTCTTTGGGTTCAATGTCAAACTTGAACGTCAAGAGACTTATGGGTTGAGTGATTTGGGATTGCCTGAGGACGCAAAGAACATTGATTGGATGAGCATGTTGCGCGGCATTGCACCCGACGAGCGTGAATATCTGCGTTCGTGCTTACGCAATGGAGAAAAGTTTTCTGACAAGCCTCGCATAACAATTTCAACAATCCACCAGTCCAAAGGTGGTGAGGCTGACAATGTTGTGTTGACAACTGACATGGGCAAGCTGAGTTGGGAAAACTCCCACACCGACGAGGAGAACAGAGTGTGGTATGTTGCGCTGACAAGAGCACGCAAAAACTTGTATCTAGTGCGACCCAGAAATTTGAGACATTATGTTCTCTGATGTAAGTGATTGAAAACAATGAAAACAAAAATCAGAATCTTCAAACTTTTTTGTTGCCTTATCTGTCAAAAAGAGAGATACTAACAAGACTGAGAAAGGAAAGGAACAAACCATGAAAGCATTTGCTATCGACTACAAACAAAACACAATCCGTGCATTCAGCTCTAAGAGCGTTGCTCAAAAGATGGGTAATGGATTGGTTGTTTTCAGCTCTGTTGACGAGTTGCTTGAAAACCGCAATACCACAAACCAAGGCATTGTCAGAGTTTACAACAACAACACAAAAGTCGCAGTTAAAAGGTTCTCTGACACCCGCACAGGTGCAGCGAGGATTTTGAAATTGGCTCAAGACATTCCTGTCGAAGCCACACCCTTTGAACACATCAATGCAAAACAAGGAGAAAAACCAGTGGATGCTATCACTGATAATGTCGTTGAAGTAAAAGTTAAGTCAGTCAATGACAAAAAGAAGCGTGGCCGTGCGTCAGGCTATGAGGGCAAGATGATCAAGGCAACTTGTGATAAGAACCCTCGTCGTGAGAACACTCATGGGTTCAACTCAATGGGAATCTTGCTGAACGCAGATGGCCCAGTGTCATACGAAGATTATCTGCACGCAGGTGGTCGTCGTCAAGACCTCGCATGGGATATTGAAAAAGGCTACGCAAAGGTGGTGGGCTAGTGCCCTGCCGCCGATGCTTCATGCCGACCTTGACTGACCTTGAGATTAAATTGCTCTTGAGGTTGGTCAAGGATTCTTCGTTCCCGATGGAACAAGGCTACCCACCCGCAGTGACCACCCACGCAGTGGCAAAAAGAACAGAGCGCAAGCTAGAGAAAATGCTTGAGCATAGTGAGACGGAGTTTGAGACATGAGCAACCCATTTGTATACGGAGCAGGTCTGGCAGGACTTTTAGCAGGACACATGCTGAGGTCGCTCAATCCTAAGATAGTTGAGTCCCAAGACTCGTTGCCGAACAACCATGGTGCACTTCTGCGCTTCCGCACTGACAAGGTTGCCAGAGCTTGCGCCACACCTTTTAAAAAGGTCAAAGTTCAAAAGGCAATCAAATACGATGGCAAGCTGACAACAACACCCAACTTGTTTTTGAGCAACTTGTATTCGCAAAAGGTAACAGGCTCAGTTCTGAACAGATCAATCAACAATCTTGATCCTGTTGAGCGTTACATTGCGCCATGGGACTTGATCTCGCAGATGGCAGAGCCTCTGAACATCGGTTACAGCTTTGAGCTAGACAGTGATAAAATTCACAGCCATGTAATTAACAACACGCCAATAATCTCAACCATACCAATGCCCGCATTGATGCACATTGTTGATTGGCAAGACCGACCTGAGTTCCCCTCGCAACAGATCTGGACGCGCACAGGTCGCATTCAATCGCCAGAGTGTGACATTTATCAAACCATATACTACCCCGACCCACTCGTGCCATTTTACCGCATATCAATCGTGGGCGACATCGTGATCAGCGAATATATAAAAGAGCCTGATGGGTCAATTGGCCCACACCTCATGGAAGTGTTGATGGACGACTTCGGCATCAAGCCTTACTCAATCGTTGACATGAAACAGTCGTCTCAAAAGTATGGCAAGATCCAACCGATCAACGAGGACTTGCGCAAGCAGTTCATATATGAGATGACAACCAAATATAATATTTATTCTGTCGGCAGATTCGCCACATGGCGCCAACTGTTGATGGACGATGTTGTTGATGACATTCAGCACGTCGAAAGATTCATCCGCTCCAAATCCGACTATGGGCGAATGATGCACTCTCAGAAAGGAGAAAACACATGAAAGTCGAATTGATTAGCTATACGGACGATGCAGTAAATGTGCTATTGTTCACAAAGAATACTCGTCTCATGGACGACGATAACGCTTACGAAAAGGTGAGCAAGTGGCCATGGGATAAAAAGCAGGACGAGCTTGATTACATGTTGAAGACAATCAAGTCATCTTGGGAGTTCATTGACTATACGTTCAATGTGCGCGAAGTGACACGAGGCTTCACCCACCAGTTCGTTCGCACTCGTCAAGGCTCATACGCCCAACAATCGCAACGCACAGTTGACATGGCAGGGTTCGGATATTACACTCCCCCACGCATTGAAGCAAATCCTGAGGCCAACATTATCTACGCTCAGGCAATGGCTCAAATCAACGAGGCTTACCAGTTGTTACGGGAACACGTCCCAGCAGAGGATGCACGAGGCGTATTGCCAACCAACATCCACACCAACATCGTCGCCAAGTTCAATCTGCGCACACTTCACGAGATGGCCAAGTCACGCCTCTCCCCACGTGCCCAAGGCGAATATCAAGAGGTGTTCAAGTTGATGGTCGGCGAGGTCGTCAAAGTTCACCCATGGGCAGAACCATTCTTAACACCGACCGAGTGGGCAGCTCCGTCGATGGCAAAAGCTCTGAACGGATAGGAGGCAGAGATGAAATATACAGACAAGATGATCAGAGAGATTTACGCTCACAACAAAGAACATGGCCGCATGAAAACAAAGAAAAAGTATAAGCTGACTCAACCTCAGCTTAACTACATTGTTTACAAGCGTGCACCAGTCGTGTTGAATAGTCGTGCTTCTTTAGCCAAAGAGCTTGAACCTGGATTGAACGTGCTGTTCGGGGATGCAAGTTTTGAGGATGTTTCGCCCATGCCATGGTGGAAAAGGCTTTTCAAATGGCTCGGCTTCAAGTAAACTAATGACACTGAGAAAGGAACAGAACATGAACATATTTTATCTGGACGAAAGTCCTGTCACTGCTGCTCGCATGCACTGCGACAAGCACTGCGTCAAAATGATCCTCGAGACTGCTCAGCTGTTATGCACTGCGCACCGAATCATTGATGGCGACTCTTGGGCTGACGAGGTTGGGTTGTATAAAACGACCCACCAGAACCACCCATCAGCAATCTGGGTCAGAGAGTCCTCAGCCAACTACTATTGGGCGTTAGGTCTGCTCAGCGAGTTGTGCAAAGAATACACTCGTCGTTACGGAAAAGATCATAAGACTGCAGCAATGCTGCCATTCTTGGCTCTTGTCCCTATGCACATTAACGTAGGAATGCTTACGCCTATCCCGCAATGTATGCCCGACGAATACAAGGCTGATTCGCCTGTCACTGCATACCGCAACTATTACAATGGAGCGAAAGCTCGTTTCGCAAAATGGAAAAACACGGAGGTGCCACAATGGTTCTTACAGCCTACGAGCGTGTAGTTATTGTTGATCTGGACGGAACACTGTCCGATTATTCCCATCGCATCAAACTTATCAAAGAACGCAAGTATGATGAATTCAATAAAGAGGGTTTGAAAGACAAGCCAATTGAAAACATCTGCAACCTCGTGCGCCACCTAGGCACAGACGGTGAAACCAAGATTGTGGTTATGACTGCGCGTGATGAGTCAGTCAGACACGAGACCCAACAGTGGTTGCATGCTAACGAGATTCCTTGCGACGAACTATTGATGCGTGCAGAAGGCGACAACCGCCACGACCATGAAGTCAAGTTTGACCTGTATCAAGAGAACTTTGAGTTCAAAGACATTTGGCTCATCCTTGAGGACAGGAAGTCAGTTGTTGACATGTGGAGGGGCGAGGGTTTGACTTGCCTTGAGGTTGCGGAAGGAGGTTATTGATGGAGTTACGTATCATAGGCAACGACATTGAATTCGACCGCCAAAAGATCGCCAGAATATTCGACATCCTGCCAACAATGCGTTGGGAGCTTGAACAGGCTTTTGACCGAGCCAACGAGTATGAGGCTGAAATAGAGAAACTTAAAATTCAACTGCGTGATCAAAAAGAGGAGGCATACAGAGATGGATACAGCGACGGACAGAAAGAAAACAATAGCGGATATTGCGGAGAAGATCAGGAAGTCAGGGCAACCTAAGCACCCGATTGATTGCATGGAAGCTGCCCTCAATACTTTCCGTGAGCGCAATAAAACCTATGGCGACAACTACCTTCAGCATGGCGAGGTTATGACAGCTTTGTTTCCTGATGGGATCAAGTTGAACAGCGTTGAAGACTGGAATAGGTTTGGTGTTGTTAATATGATTGTTGCGAAGCTGACTCGTTATGCCCAAGGTTGGCCCAGAGTCCATCAAGACTCTGTTCATGACTTAGGTGTTTATGCATTCATGCTTGAGTCGCTAGACAGCGGAGTGAAGAAATGATTGTGTTTGACTTAGAAACAACAGGTCTGCCCAAAGCGGAAGGCTCTGACCTAGACATCCAACCCAAGATCATTGAGTTCGGTGCATTGAAGCTGGACGACGAAACTCTTGAGGAAGTTGACAGGCTTGAGTTCTTTTGCAATCCTGGGCATCTGCTTGACCCACAGATTATAAAGATCACCAACATCACCGACGACATGTTGAAGGATGAAAAGCCTTTTGTGGCTTACACTGAACAGCTGTGTGATTTTTTCTTGGGGCAGAAATCTATTGTCGCGCACAACTTGCCTTTTGACCGCAAGATATTAAAGTTTGAATTGGAGAGGCTTGACAGGGTCACTAAGTTCCCATGGCCTCCGCAACACATCTGCACAGTTGAGGTGGGGCAAAGAGTTTGGGGCAAAATGCGCAAGCTCGGCGACATTCACGAGGAACTGTTCGGAACAAAGATCGATGGCGCACACCGCTCAATCAATGACGTTGAGGCAACTGTGCGCATCGTTGAATGGTATAGAAAGGAGGGGCATATCTGATGGATCCATCAATCATAGGTTCAATCATCGGCGCAATAGTCGTCATAATCCTAACAAATGTGATATAACATGTTAAACATAAAAGTCAGATCCGAATATTCATTCCGCAAAGCCTATGGGCCAATCAGCAAGGTTCTTGAAACTGCGAACAGTAAGGTGGTAGGAATATGCGACACAGGCACATGGGGTCACGTCGCATTCTCAAAAGCCTGCAAAAAGGCTGAAGTGAAGCCTCTGTTCGGGGTTGAGATATCAGTCGTCGCAGACGCAGAAGAACGAACCAAGCAACCCGACAACCCAATGACATTCATAGCCAAGAATGATTCGGGTCTGACTGAGATATATGAGCTCGTGACAAAAAGCACCTCCAAAGAAAGGTTCTACTACTTCCCACGACTCAGCTACACTGACTTGTTTGATGTCAGCGATAATGTAATAATATTGAGCGGAACTCACCCTGATTGGGGATTGTTACCTTTGACCAAAAAAGACGATCTTTACATTGAGCTGAATCCAATGAGTTCGCCCAAGGCTTTGAAGTGGGCTCAAGAAAAAGGCTTCAAGGTCGTAGCAACTTCCGACAACTTTTATCCGCGTGTTGGTGACCGCAAGGCATATGAGGTTCTCGTCGGGCGCAACCGCACCGACCGCACAGCCCCAATGCATATATTGAATGAGTGGGAGTGGAAAGCAGCACTGCCATGGGCACCCCAAGAAGCAATTGACAACACCTACGCAATAGCCGATCAGTGCGATGCTCACCTGCCTACAGCGCAGATGGTTTCATTCCACAGCCCCAAGACTTTGCGCCAACTCTGCGAAGAAGGTGCACCACCGCGTGACATTGATTTAACTGACCCAGTGTATGAGGCGAGGCTGAAGAGGGAGCTTGACCTGATTGCTGACAAGCAGTTTGAAGATTACTTTTTCGTCATTGCTGACATGATCAACTACGCCAAGCAACATATGCTCGTTGGCCCAGCACGAGGTTCGTCTGCAGGATCATTAGTTTGCTACCTCACTGGCATAACTGACATCGACCCGATTGAGCATGACTTGCTGTTTGAGCGATTCATTGACATCACTCGTGAGGACTTGCCTGATATTGATATTGACTTTCAGGATGACCGCAGAGAGATGGTGTTTGAATACTTGCGGCAAAAGTATGGCGCAGAAAAGGTTGCGCACCTCGGAACAGTCTCGCGTTACAAAGCCAAGAGCACAATCGCCGAAGTTGCCAAAGAGCTCGGCATCCCCGCATGGGAGGTGAATGACCTCAAAGGCGCAATCATTGAACGCAGCTCTGGCGACTCACGTGCAGCGTTTTGTATTCTTGACACCTTCAACGAACTGGACGTTGGTCGGCAGGTTCTTGAGAAGTATCCCCAGATCAAAGTTGCCGCAGACATGGAAAACCACGCACGCCACAACGGAGTGCACGCTGCTGGGATCTTGGTGACTGAGTATCCTGTTAGCCGATATTGCTCTGTGTCAGGCCAAACAGGTGCAGCCCAGATTGATAAAAAGGATGCTGAGGATCTTAATCTGCTGAAGATTGATGCTTTGGGGTTGCGGACGCTGTCAGTGCTTCAAGACATTCTTGATCAGGTCGGTTGGACGCGAGATCAGCTTATCAAATACCCACTGGAAGATGAAAACGCATTCAAAGTCCTAAACGACGAAAAGTATGCAGGCATCTTTCAGTTTGAAGGTTACGCTCTGCAATCAGTGACTCGGCAGATGAAAGTGCACAAGTTTGAGGACATTGCGGCGATCACTGCTTTGGCTCGTCCTGGTCCACTTAACTCTGGCGGCACAACCGAATATATCAAACGCCACACAGGTGCAGCCCCAGTTGAGTTCCTGCATCCGCTGACTGAAGAGATAACCAAAGTGACCAATGGGGTCGTTGTTTATCAGGAGCAGGTTATGACGATCGCTCGTGATGTTGGCAAGCTGAGTTGGGAAGATGTGTCAACGCTCCGCAAGGCAATGAGTAAGTCTTTCGGTAAAGAGTATTTTGACACCTTCTGGGAAAGGTTCAAGGTTGGTGCAGCTGAGAATGGTATTGAAGAAGATCAGGCACAGCGCATCTGGGACAACATCAACACAATGGGCTCATGGGCGTTCAACCGCTCACACGCCATTGCCTACGGATTGCTCAGTTATTGGTGCTGCGTTTTGAAGAGCAAGTTTCCGCTTGAGTTCGCTGCTGCTTGCCTACGCAATGTGAAGGACGACGAACAAGCTGTGCGATTGTTGCGTGAGGTCGTGAAGGAAGGCTTGGGCTACAAGCCATTCGACAAGTTTAAGTCAAAGGCCAACTGGTCGGTGCAAGATGGTGAGCTGATCGGTGGTTTGATCGGCATCAAAGGCATTGGCCCAAAGATGGCCGAGGACATTGAAAAGAGACGTGAGTGGGGGCAAATACTCACCCCACGTCAAGAGAAGCTCCTAGACAACGGAGAAACACCCTACGACGACATATTTGAGTGCGAACGTAGGTTCGGCCATATTAAGGCTGATCCCGCCTCCTACAACATTGTAACACCGATTACGGACATTGTTGATCTTGACGCAGACCGTCCAGGAACATTCGTGTTCTTCGGGAAGCTGAAAGAGAAAAACTTGCGGGACATGAACGAGACAGTCAACCTTGCCAAGCGTGGTGGTCGCAGAGTTGAGAACAACAACCTATGGCTCAACTGCACTTTTGAGGATGACACTGGTCCAATCATATGCACCATTGATAGGTTCAAGTATTCACGCATGGGCAAGCCAATCGTAGAGGACGGAAGGTTAGGAGATTGGTACTTGGTCAAAGGGACACTTCGTGCTGGATTCAGGAAGATTTATGTTGACAAGTGGCGTAAGCTTGAGTAACTCCTTGTTTTTATTGAAAACAAAAATCACTTTATTCAAATTTAGTTGTTGCCTTTTCTGCCAGAAAGAGCGATACTAACTTATCAACTGAGAAAGGAAATGATTATGGACAAGTTCAAACCCAACCACCGCGAGATCACCGACTGGATCGGCAACCAACGTATTACATGGTGTGGCCCATATTCTGTTGCCACTGTTGCTGGCACTAGCTATGAGCGTGCATATCAGACTCTTAAGCTGATCCGTGGCAAGCGTCACTGCAAAGGCGTCAGCAATGCCAACATCGCAGCAGCTTGCAAAAAGCTCGGCATCAAAGGCAAGTGGAAGAAACTTGAAAAGCGCACCAAGCTCGCCAACTTCCTGCCGACTCTTGAGGACGGAAAAGTTTACATTGTCCAGATAACCAAGCACGTGCTAGTCATCGACACACGCGACCGCACAACAATCGACAACCAGCACCGCGAGTGGATTGCTATGGAATCAACCAAGCACGCCAAAAAACTCGCCCACGCATATTACGAAGTCGAGAACCCTAAGTTTGAGACTGTCAACGAACCATGGTTGTTCGAGAAGATGGCGGCATCAGCATGATGAAGCCTTGCCCAGAGTGCGA